GACGTGAGCACTACATTTATATTAAGCCGTTCACTCGGCAGAGACAGAAAACAGAGGAGCGCCCGTAAAGCGCATAAAAGTAAAATCCTCTGCGGTAGAAAAGTGCTCTCCATATCTGACTTCAGTTTCACCAAAAAGTTCGACTGACGTCTCAATAGACAATCTACCACCCGCTTTAAAGTTTGAAGTTGCCACTCCATAAGGACTCTCGTTAAAAGACAACAAGAACAATCCATTATAAGAGTAAGGAACTTCAAATTCCAAATTGGGATTCAGGCTGATTCCAGTGGTAATGGTTCCTTCAAGTTGGTAACTCGGAAAGTCTTCACTTTCCGCCAACGAGGATCTCAAATATCCAGTGGATGGTCGGGCCCAGGCCCTAGCCATATATCCGCTCTGCGTACTGTTACTATATTGCACAATGTATCTAGTTCCGCCTTTCATACCGAGATAGGCGAATCGAAGGTATCCAAACAAAGTTGGGTACCCGTCGCTAGTATCTCCAAAAGTAGGCGATGGAAAAGGATACATAGGCATAGTGCTAGTAGCCAAGCGGGCTGCTGAAGTAGTTGTTACTGTTTCCCAGGTGACAGTATTGTACCTCTTCAGCAAGGTACGAAAGGAAATAGGTTCCTCTCCAAACATCAATTGTGATGCTGGGTCGCCAGAACATGTTTCTTCATTAATTTCGATACATGTCACTGACGTAAAAGTCCCTGATTGATTAATAAATCTCTCTAAGGGTAAATTGTCGGGCGAAGGCCCTTGAACTCTTAAATTTGCACATTTCACCAAAACGTGCACTGATATTGAAGCTAAATCTGGGGATTGTAGCTCAGTGATCGGGGCGACTAATATAACGCCATTACAAGAGTTCGGTTTTGCTAAGCCATCCAAAGCGATGATGTCACCAGGAGGAGAAACATCCAACCAAAAGATGTCTCGAGACCATTTAATACAAATGTCAATAGAACTATCAGTTGCAAGATCAAGGACAGCAATAGGATTTTTATTAGTACTCAAATTAGCAATAATATTACTAAATTGATAATCATTAGGTTCATAAAAAAATCCAAGCTTTCCGCGATCATATGCACAGGTTTCAGCCATGAATCTGAAATGAATGTCCCCCCGCCAATACGTAAAGGGCATCACTGCAAATGCACAAGCCGTAGGTTGAAAAATGTCCACTGTCGTGTCTGAGGCATAAGGCATAAGTTGTGGTGAGACAGCATGGTAATGCATTAAAGACATAGGAGCATTCGAAGTAGCCCAACTAAAAGCTTCTAAGTAACTCCATCGGTCCGCAATTGCAGATATCACCATATCATCATCACTATCTCCACAAACCCTCATGTCTACAGAAACTTCCTGTAATGGATCAAGAACAATTCTTTTAGCAGATGAATTTCCGATACCTAAGCTTTCGTTCTCACCCTGGCTCGGAACAACTGTATGAACTAATTCGTCTAATACAGGCTTGCTCCAACCAAGATGTGCTGACAGCGAAGAGATAGAAGAAAATATCATTTGCGAGGCCTTTGCATAAGATCCTATAACAGGATGATTTACCAAAACACCTGACATCGCAGCAACTGCACTACTTACCATCTCAACAGGACCACGGCGTAACTCTGATTGAGTCGCAATAGCGATGCGAGTAGCTGTTAATCCAGCAAGTTTAGCACCCACAACACGTGCCCTGATATGGACAGATGCATTTGTGGTGCCGGCTGCAGAAGTAACTGTAAGTAAAGGAGTCATATACAAATCTCCCAATTCATCAATGTCAGAAAAATCAGTCGCACTAGACAAATCAGAGGAACTCTCGTTAAATAATCTAACCATAGGTTTGGGACAAATAAACGGCAATTTCATAGTAACTGTATTATTTGATTTAATATCTAAATACGCACATTGTTTCGACTGACTAAGATAATTCCAATACATATTCTTCAAACCATACGAATCATAGTTAATCGCAATTGCACTTAGTGACAAATTTGCATCAGCATATGGTTGATAAGAAAGTAACAAAATTCCTCTATCAGAAGGAGTTCCTGAAGTAGTAATAGTAACTTCTAAGTAAGAACAACTAAAAAACGCAAAATTTCTCAAGCGAGATCTGATTACAGGGTCAGAAAAATAATCCGACCAAATGTTAAAGATCTGCAAGCTGCTTGAAATATTGGAGTTGTATATAGTTACTGGTCTAGCAAATATATCATCATTAGTCAAGTGAGTAGACTCAATAAGATTAAAAATGCTTCCTTCAGAAATTTTCACCTCGTCACGAATTGTTTCGACCAAATTTTCACTGGTACTCATCATTTTCACTTCACCTAAAGCGTCAGATTCTGCGGATTGAAACGAAAATTTTCTAATAACCGTTTCGGACTCAAGCTTTTCTATAGCAGTCGAGACTTGTTTCCGCATCTTCCTACGCACTTTAATAGGCAAAGATGGATTGCGAAGAGATTCCGCCAACCCATATAACTCACTAAGTTTTAGATCTTGTAAGTTGAGATCATTATATTTTTCTTCAGCATACCATTGTGGTTTAGCGTCGACATAGTTTACGGTATAATCACTAATCGACGTTGAAGTAAGGGATAAAAATCCCTGGTTAAAGGCACAAGACTGCGTAACAAACGATCCCACTTCAAAGGACAATTCATCCGTAATCACTTCTTGTGCACAATTTCCCCACATTCTATTTGAACAATCCAAAAAGGTGGGTAGGGAACCACATTCGACCAAGTATTTTTCTTCATACAAGGCCTTAACTCTATTTACCATTTCAAAATATTTTTCCTCATCTTCAGGCATATAACAAAATATTTCATACATCATGGAACTAATGGCCGCGTGAACTTGATCCGAAGATAACAAAAATTCACTGGGCATAGTCCACTGAAGTGCCTTATATATAGTGTTATGGTTAATAGGAGCCAACATTCTTCCATCACGTAAAGTGACCAACTTTCTTTTCAAAAACGAAAGTTTATCAAAATCCACAAATGGAGTCAATGTGCCGTCTTTACTAGCACTGGTATATTCCATACCAATAGTCTCTGCAAATTCGGCCATATACAAATTGTTGAAATTCGGACAATCCTTATTTCCTACAACAACATCATCTCCATATGTAATAGGAAACAAATGTTCAAAGAAATCCAGGTCACAATACTCAGAATCTAACCAAGCAAGCATAAATAGAACCAAATTTTTCAATCCATTGAACTCAGCAGTTCTATCTTTCCCGGAAGGAGTAAGTCCAGCAGTTTCAAACATGTCACCTAAAATATTAATAACGGGAAAGACATCATCTGACAACAAACCTTGCAATATTTTCAAGTGTTGCTTTGTTGCTCCAAATTTTTCGTGCACTCTATATATAATAGAAGCACAAATATGGGATATAACTGCGGGAGTTTTGACATCAAAGCCACCCCAATCGCCTTCAAGAAAATTAGTAACAGTTCCATCAGGATTGATCAAATTCTTCAATCGTTCAGCTCCTCGGTGCATATCTATACCAACTACCGTACAAACGGATTCTCCGTAAGCGACAATATGGGTAAAAAACTTAGTCAAGTAGACCTTACTCACAATCAAGTGAGATAGGTTTGACATGTAAAATAACCTAGTTTTTCCAGCCAAAGCTTTCTCCAGCAAACGCACTTCATCTTTGAGTGCTGCTTTATATTGGGGATGTGCCATATCACCGTCCAAATATGTTGAAATCATATCTTCCATGTCCTGCTGAATTTCTTCATCAGGTTGTCTGATAGCGTCTTTCTCATCAAAAAATGGAAGATAGTCACTCTTCTTGCCAACATACCCATATCCAGGGCTAGTAGAAGCATTGATCCTGTTTACATAACAATCTATGGGCGTGCCATTAATTGCATTTTCCACAGGAATAGGACTCAAATCTTCAACTCCATTCTTAACAAATTCAGAAATGATACGGGCTGTAACCAATTCAATACACTTGTCTACTTTCTTACTATCAAGCATGATGTCACCATGGTTAATCTTGCGTATTCCAATATTCCACGGGGAAATATATTCTCCCGACTTAGTGACCATAGGTTTCATAAGCGCGGGAATATAAATCTCGTCCTGTGGCGGAAGATAATCAGAAAGAACATCTACGATTTCATCTGAAAACTTGGTCCTAACAATAGCAGATTTGTTATTGATAAGAACTTTATTTCCATCAGATCCAAAGTAAGTTAATCCACTGACATCTTCATAATATACCAAAGACTTTCTGCCAGGTAATTTACCTACAACAGAAAAAGACTGTGAATTTAATTCCATTAATCGAGAATCCAACTTTTTGATTCCTTTTCTCAGAATATCTTCAGTTATGGGCAGGGAATATCCCTTTCCACCTGCCCCGGCGAAGTGAATACCTACAATTAGGGCTTTGTTCCCATCGCTCAAACACAACGGCAATCCACATTGACCTCCAATAGTATTAAGATCTATTCCATACATTTCTACTTTCCTACCAAAGGCAACGTCATCAATTTTAGCGTTTTCACTGGCAACAGTATATCTAACCTTAACATCAGTACCATTAAAATTGCCCTTAAAACCCTTCTTAAGAACGTTCTTTGCAAAGTGTCCTTTTTCCAGGAGATGTTTACTGGTTCGAGTATATTGTATCATGCATAAATCATAAGCAATTTCCACACAGCCATCGCCAAGGGTTAATTCTTTAGTACCATTAATCTTATCATTCTTAAAGAACTCTAAAGTAAAGGTGCTGTTATCTTCAGCAATGTGTTTATTAAACACAAAATATCCGCCACCAATGAGCAATCCAAACTGACTTCTTTCAGTTTCAACACATCTGATATGAACAGTGTTTGCAAAAACACATTTCCTAAAGGTGTCAAAATCACCAGAGAAAGTACCTAAATACATATTGGTCAAATTGTTCCATCTGGCTCCATCCTTAGAAGGCAATCGGGTTGTAAAATCCTTTATTTCATTCATCTCATCTATAGTATTAGTGAAATAAACAGACTGGGTTTTCCCTTTCGTATACTCAGACGGTTTTTTGAACAGATTGTAAACGGTCTTCAACATAAGTACGGCAGCAACAAAAGCTGTACCATAATAATATTTCCTCAACCATTTACCATCTCCAAACCACATAACCCAACTACGTACTGCTACAAAATTTGCATGTTGTATCGGATTAGTTAGGAATTTACGTAACTTAAAACTGCCAAACCTAACATCGTGAAAATACGTTAAAGTCATAACAATAACAAAAGGTACGAAATTCAAGGCTGTGATAACAAAACCAAGTCCTGCCAAGCATATTAAAAAGAACACTCGCATACCAAACGGTAATCTCAGACGAAATATAATAGATATAGCTACACAAACGAGAGTAAAAACATTAGGCAATCGATGGAGAAACCAAAAGTAAACGTCCCACCATGTACGTGGTGGAACATCCACTCCGACATTGTGTGGTGGTAACCACTCAATGTTTATCTTTTCTTCTTCAGCATCTCTTCGAGCCTCTCGATCTACACGAGGATTTTGTGCTACAACAACCTGTGCAAATCTATCTTCATTCTCTTCATAAAGATCGTCCTCTTTGTCATCATCATGCGATACATTAATGTGATCCCGAGACTGGGTAGACAGATTGCCTCCCTCTTTGAATTCAACATCTTCGATTAACTTAGCGGTTTCATCAGGAATTGCATATCCCCAGTCGTCCATAAATTTAGAACTAGTTTCACTTAACAGGTTTTTAACATTTTGAACCAACCCGTCAGCAAAAAAACCACTGGGTTCAGTATACCTAAATTCATTTTGACTTTTTTCGTCATACAATTTGTCAATAATATAGTCCGAGTTAAAATCCTTCGAATCTTTCTTTTCCTCACAAGGAACCTCATGACCAAGAGCTTCGCGGACAACTTCATTATTGATTTCACAATTTTCATCAATAATAGAACGACTCACAAGCTCCTCAGCTATACTCTTTGAAAGATTAATGGTATTAACATCCTTAATCTTCGGGGTTCGCTCAATATGGGCCAAATACAATTTCATATAGGCTTTAGTAAAAGGAGCTAATTTCTTAAAAGTCCTTGTCTTCTTCTCGCCAATATAGGTAGTAACAGTAAAACGATATCTATCTAATATACAGTCACCAGTAGACTCGTATTGAGCCATAGATTTTTTAAAATCAATTTGCTTTCCATCAGCGGCCGTGTATTCATCAAGTGGTTTAACCCCTATATAGGTACAACGCCTCAAAATTGCATCAGTACAATACATAGTTTTAGACATATGCATATCAGGATTATTAGTATCAATGATAATTACTTTAGGGTTTGCATAAATCTTACCCTTTTCAAATGCCATGTTACACAAAAACCGTTGAGAATCAGCCAGACGATTAATTTCATCTAAAATAGGACTGCCGTTCTTAACGGCAAGTCCAGCAGCCTCATTTCCTACCTCAGCATAATGAATAAAAGGATGGGAGTATGGATCGTAACCGTCCCAATATTCCGT